CTTTAATTAATCTATTTAATTTTTCTTTATTACTAAATGCATATAGAGCTGCATTGTAATCTTCAGGATAAATTTCAAATGAAACTTCTTCAGAGCTTGTAAGTTGTGGGTAAATCTCTACTCTAAATTTATGTTTTGCTACCGTTATGTCTTTTCTTATAACGTTTGTCATTTAAATCCTTCAGTTTTTTTATCTCTAATTCACAGTAATGTTTAATTTTTTCTAGATCTTCAATTCCATTTTTATTTAAATATCTACAAACATATTTCACGACGTTCCCTTGAAAGAACGAAAGATTATTTTTTGAAATAAACTCATAAGGCTGTATGTGAAAATCTTTGTAATGATTCCCACCTATCTGCTTGTCTTGTGGAAAGACATCATCAAACATATCTTTGTCTGTCATATTTTAAATCTTTGTAATACATTTAATTTTTCTTCTGCCTGTGCAATCTTATCAATTAACTTATCGACTTCGTCAACGTGTTGTGGATGTTCACCAATTCCGACTGATTTACTCAGGTATATTGCAATTGTAGCATGAGCTTGTGATACTTCTGCATTGTATTTATCTTCTAATGCTTTAATTATTAAATGTCTAAACTCCACACATACCTTCACATTCGTTGTTAAATAGATCTGGCCCATCATCATTTTTAAACTTTACTTCATCTAATGGAACACATTGTCTATGTACAAAGTTTTTGACTTTAGGATTATGCATACGCATCTTTTTATCAAATTCTACAGCAGATGCAAACTCTTTTGGACGGTTATCTCTCATATCTATCCAAAAATTATCATCATGAAAAGGACACCCTATACACGCAGACTTAACAGGTATTTTAAAACCCTTACCTTCGTACCATTTTAAGCAATCTTGTCTTGACATTTTTTTATCAATCAAAGGCCATACATTTTTTTGCCACCAAAATCTTGATGGTTTCATTCTCATTATTTCATCGGTGGATATACCTACCCATACTTCTACGTGTTCTGTTTTTGGAAATCTTTGTCTTGGCTTTAAACCACACAACTCTCTAATTTTTTTTGCGATAGGGGTTATCTTGTATTCTCTTGTGCATTGTCTTCGACCCATACCTTTTTTACCTTGATCATTTAAAGTATAGAAAGGTGCAGAAGCAAATTGGTTACCGCCTGGTGCGAGAGCCGTGAGTATGTCGTCTTGGATATTACCTTTTTTAACCAAGTACACAGGATAACTTAAAATAGATTTTAAATATTCTAAATGTTTTATAACAGGTTCAGGTTCCCAACCTGTATCTGCAAATATAGCTGCATCAGGTTTTATACCAAACTCACCTGCATCTGCCATCAAGGCCATTGTTGAGCTTTGTACACCAGCTCCTAATGAAAGAATTCTTAACTTGGGTTCAGTGTTTTCCATATTGCTTTTCCTATTTCTTCTGCGATTTGTGGCACGATAGCATTTCCCAATCCCCTAAGTCTGTGTGCCCTTTGGGGTACCCCATTAGCCACTCTACCCACGTTGGGTTCAGACTGCCACGATCCCCACGATATGCTACTTGATCGTTGATGCTGATTGGTAATTTCTTTTCTAGTTTCATCTTCATTCTCTTTTCTGATGCTGGACCTCTCATACAATTTGCGTCTGGTGTTCTCCAAAGTAACATTGTTTCTGGATCCACTTGTTCTCTCAGGTTCGAGGGTCGTGTTCTTCCCTTCCTCTGTCCTGTCATTAATTTTATTGTCCCTTCTTTTGATCTTGGGGGTAAGTGATCCATTGTGTTTGGAGTAGCCCACAATCCAGACTCTTTCTCTTTTGTGGGGCGCACCGACGCCTGCAGCTGGAATAACAAACGATTGGACTTCGAAGCCTTCAGCTTCCAAGTCAGAACACACTGTTTCGAAGACCATGCCGTTTTGGATGTTAATAATTCCTCGCACATTTTCTGCAATAACGAAGGTGGGTTTGACTTCTTTAATGACTCTAAACATATCTGGCCAGAGATATCTGTTGTCGTCAGTCCCTTTTTGTTTGCCTGCAACACTGTATGGTTGGCAAGGGAAGCCACCTGTGAGGATGTCAATTGGTTCTCTGATGTCTTTCGCTTCCAATTTTTTAATATCATTATATATTGTAACTCCTTTCCAATGTTTTTGCAGCAACAATCGACAGTATGGATCTACTTCACAAAAACCAACTGTCTTAAATCCTACTTTTTCTAGAGCCAAACTAAATCCACCAATGCCACTAAATAGATCTAAATGATTCATCTATTATCTACTTTCACTAACATAAGAGGTCTTAAATAACCTCTATCAGGCATATTGTTATCATCATCACCCATAAGATAACCTTTTTGTAAATCTTTAGGTTTTGGCAAAAATTCAATAATTACACTTTCTCTACTCCGACAGTGTTTACTGCACCAGAAATATTTATGGAAATAAACAGCATTAGTAGATGCAGGTAAAAGAAAAACTGTAACACATTTATGTTTAAAAGCTTTCTCTACAAACTTTGGTATTTTAGTATCATACATTGGGTGGCAATAAACTATTTCATTGTCCCAATTTTTATCGAGAGCTGAATCTTCTGCAGTCCAGTATCTATCAACTAAATGATTCTTGTCAGATGCACAAGCATCGACAGTAAATTTAAATTCTTTTTTTAATCTTGACCATATTTCTTTAGGAGTCCTTATATATTTCATCTTCAGGTTTGAAGTTTTGCCATAAGTATTCAAAGCCTTAATAGGTTTTTTCAAAATATTGTAATGGTTCATTTTTTTTCTTTTGTTATTATCCATTTAAAAACAGACGTTGTAGGATCAAAACCATCAAACTTTGCACTACATCCTGTCAATAAAATAAATAATATAAATAATATCAAATATTTCATTTTTCTCCTTGTACGTAAACTAAATAATCTTGGCCTATCGGATAGTTATACTTATAATCTGTGCTAAGTAAATGTAAACTATCTTTGGCTCTTGTTACTCCTGTATACCAAACTTTTTTTTCATTTGATTTTTCATCTTTGTTTTTATGCCTAAAACTTGATGGCCAATTAGCTTTTGAATATAACAATACATGATTGGCTTCATCACCTTTTACAGAATGTATTGTATCTATAATTACATTTGGTGCTTCATCTAACTTAGATTGTTTATATCTTTTCAATAATCTAAGAAAATAAATTACTTGTCTTGGCTTAAAGTTTCTTCTAAGAATCCACCACCATTGTTTCTTTTGAGCTTCATCAGGTAAGTCTAAACCACACCATTCTTTCAAAGCTATAAAATCATATCTCTTATAATCTGGTTCTCTTGACCAAAACTTAGATGTTCGATAATCAGAGTCAGTAACTTCTCTAATAAATTTGTACATGGCCTCTGCTTCTTTCTTCATTATTTCTTTGCCATTAGATATTGCTGTCCAGGCTTTGATGGCCAACCATTGGTTCTGATCAAATGACTTTTGTCCTTTATTGTCAGCAAAAAATATACCAGCATCTTTGGCTAAAGCTTTTAATTCTTTAACAGTTGTGTGTATTCTGCCTAATAAAAACCATTTACCATCATCTTTTTCAAAGGGTATCTCTTTAAAACTTAAATATCTTTTTACTAATCCCTCTTTAACAAGTGGTTCAAATTCTTTATCGACACTATCAAGAATTCCTTTTCTAATTATTTGTGAGAACTGGTGTATTGCAGTGCCAAATCTTCTAGTCTTACGCAGCACAACCTTTCTTCCAGGAAAATATTTTGTAAAATATCGTGTGTCTGCACCATTCCATTGATAAATTGCTTGGTCATCATCACCTGCCAAATATATTCTTTTTACTTTGTCAGACATTTTATAAATTAATGACCACTGCAAAGGTGTAAAATCTTGAGCTTCATCAAGTATAAGAACTTCTAACTCAGGAAAATCGACTTCATGTAAAGCTCTTTCAATCATATCGGTAAAATCTAAAAAAGATCTCTCGCCACCAGCAGTTTTATAGATTTCGTAAGTTGCAATTTTTCTATGATAGACTTCTAGTGGTTCTTTTTTCTGTGTTTCTTTCTTATAAACTAACGTAGGATCTTCTAATAAATTTCTAGCCTTATCGTAAATACCAAGTGACCAATCTGAATATGTAAAGTTATCTTGTGATAATCTGTTGTCTGATCTTTTAACAAAATTATTAGTTAAAGCATAATCAATCATACAATCCTTTGTATCAAATATTTCTTCCTCAAAATATCTTCTGCAGTATGAGTGTAGAGTTCTAAATCTACTAAATGATTTTGAATCTAAATGAGGAAAAGCTTCCAATGCTCTGAACTTAGCTGTGTCTACAGCTTTGTTTGTAAAAGATATAAAAGCAATTTTGTCTGCGTCTATACCTTTTTTTAGATATTTTTTAACAACACGTTCAATTAAAGTCCAAGTCTTGCCTGTACCAGGTGGACCAAATATTTTAATCGTTTTTCTGTATATTTGTTTTTGTTTCAGGAGTCCTAAATTTGTTGTGGTACTCATCATCCATCTCACTAAGTTGTTGTTGTGTATTATTTTTTGGTTTTATTTTTTGATGGTTAACAAACTCAGGCATTTTAACAAACCATACATTCCGTTCACCTTCAAAAAAATCATGCTTCTCACATTCTAAAAGTCTAACTGCTTGGTTTACACTTTTGAATGGTGTTTTTCTTCTATCTAAAAAATCAGCCAAAGTATTTCTTTTAAAATAACATATATTATCTTTACTATCTAATACTGTATAGCCGTCTTTTAATTTAGTAAAATCATCTTGTTCAATTGTACTTTCAAAAAATATTTTGAGTGTGTTATATTTTTCTTCTTCGACCGTGTCTTCATACTTGAGAGATTTGTTCTCCTCTGCTGATTCTAATAAATGTTTCATTAATAACTCAAATGGACTTGGCCCCTTCTTTGGTCTTGGTAATGTAAGCCAAAAGATTCTGTATTTAGCCAAACAAACTCGCCATGACTTTTCATCTTTTGTATCTTCAGGTCTAAATGAGATGTGTCTATCTCTAAATTTACACTCATAAATAATTTCTTTTGTTGATTCAGTATATGTTAAGTTTTCAAATTCATTCTTGATATCTGGTGCCTGTACACCAATCCCAAGTTTTCTTAATTTACAAGTTTCTTTATCACAAATAGATGAAACAAAATTATGTTTAGGTGGACAAAAATATTCATAACCTTTTGTATGCACTGATTGTGCTGTTCCATCACTTTCATTTCTTTTTAATGGACCTTTAGGATGATTTGCAAATATAGATTTTTGTCTTTCCCACGCAATATCTTTTAATTGTTTTACTGTAAGATTACCTTCAGCTTTTTTCATTTCAGTAACACAAACATTAAATAACATATTGTTTCTATCACCTGTCCAACCTTCCTGTATTACTTTTTGCACACAAGGTGGATAATCTCGCCAATCTGTTTCTGCATTATATTCAGTAACTTTGTATTTTAAAAATTCTTTTGGATCTAACATCTTTTTTTTAGCTAATTCTAAAAAGCCACCAAGCATCAATGGTGTATTATCATCATCAAACGCATATTCTACTGCTGCATTTGCATTGTAGTATGGCATTCCAACAGCTTTGTTTAATGGAAATACTTCTTTTGATAAAAAGTATTCTTTGTTAATTTCTTCAAGTTTTTCTTTTACTTTGTCCTTGTTTACCCAATCAGAAAAGAAAATAAATAAATGTAAGCCACCTGATTTTGATTTGACAGGCACTAAAGGTAATTCAAAAT